AAAAGAGATCAAATCAAAGTACCTAACCAAGGGCATTGAAGTTGAGTCTCAGGCTTTGGAATACTATTCTGATGTAAATGATTTAGGGTTCTTGGTTATCAATCAAGAACATTACCAAAATGAATTTTTCACCGGGACACCGGATCTAATATTTAAGGACACCGTTTACGACTTCAAGTCGTCTTGGGATTGCTTCACTTTTCCGTTATTTGATACTGAGGCCGATAAAGGCTATTGGATGCAGCTACAGGGATATATGCACTTAACAGGTGTAAGGATCGCAAAGCTGGTTTACACGTTGCAGAATACACCAGAGGAGCTGGTATTTGGTGAAGCTAAGGACTACACCGAAATAGACTCAAGGTTTAGGATTAAAGAATTTGAATTTGATTACGATCCTGATTTTATGCTATCGGTTGAGGCTAGGGTAATTGAATGCAGGGAGTATGTTAAAGTTCTTGTAGATGCGCTCTGAGGTATTTAATCGGGATTGCCTGGAGGCTATGAAAGAGTTTCCGGATGGTTTTATTAAGCCTTTAATCTGGGATGATGAAACTAAAATCGAGCACGCTTACAAGTGCGTTTCCGCTTCTTATGTAAACTTACCCGTTCAAGGCGATTGGAAATCTCATATTGCTATTTGCGATGAAGATAATTACGGTTTCAATGCTACTTTATGGCTGATGAACGGAGCTTATAGTATTTGTAGCCATTGTAAAAATATTGAAGAGGCAAAGTTAGAGTCTGAAAAATGGTGGATTAATTTTGTTAGCGGGTTTTTAAATTTAATTTAACACTATTCTAAAATGAACTACGAAATAACAGCCTCCGAAAATAAAATTGCATTAATTAGAAAAGAAATTGCAATACTTGTAAATGAACAAGGGGGTTTCAATTAGAAACGCACGAAAGCAAATGAATATTAAATATGGTAAAGGTTGGCGTGAACGTGGATTAGTTTCAAATTCAGATAACCAGTGGCTTAATTATGACCTATAACTAACACTATTCTAAAATTTCGCTCTGGTTAAAAAAAAATAAATTAAAAACAAAACCAAAGAGGCAAAGCGGGGAGTAATTTTTATTTCTCTTGGTAATAGCACTTTTTAGCGGATGCCCTTCTTCACAAATCAAAATAAGATGACAATAGAAAAATTTATTCAAAACACGTTCAAAGAACAACACGGTTACTGTTACAGACCAAGAATAATATGTAACGATGGTTTTAATATGTCTGTTCAAGGTTCGCGGGGCATTATTGCAATCCAAGAAAAACGCAAGATTGGTATAACTCCTTGGAAATTGGTTTTCCAAGCGATGAGGAATCTTTGATTAATCAATACGCTGAAGTTGAAAACGATTGGACTGGAACTGTCTATGGCTATGTGCCAATAGATACTATTCAAGAAGTAATTACAAAACACGGCGGTATTAATGCCGAAGAAACTTTCAAGGTTGCAGTTTCTTAGGGTTTCCGCTAACGTTTTGGCTATACGAAGGAGGCGATTTTAACCACAAAATTTAATATGAAAAATAAAATTATGAATACAGAAAAAACTTCATTAGAACCACAGAACCCCGCCTTTTTGGTAGGTGCTGTTAGCGGTTCGTTGCTTTCATTCGAGAATATATTTAATGAGGCAAAAAGAATAAAAGAAAATATAAAAAAATTACCATTTGAAATTAGTTCTTTCCAATACGGTGCAGAATGGTCAAGGGATAGCTTAATAGAAGAAATTGAGCGAAGAAAACAAATGATAATTTCAGAGCCTAATGGTATAGTTAGAGAAACTATGATTGATAATTTGTTGGTTGGTCTGCAGTGACCGCTAACACCGATATAAACGCATTACGTATATATCGGTGTTGAAAAATCGAATTTTAAAAGCAATAGAAATTAACTAACTTATAATGGTATCACAAACACAAGTAAAACAGGTTAAGCGGCTATTTGAACAGAATAAAAGCTACAACGAAATAAGCCAAAAAACAGGGCTTACACTAGGTCAGATTTGTCATCTGGTCAGAAATATACTCAGGACTAGCAGGTACAACTGCAGTAGGTTTACCGCTGCTGAATTGGAAACGATTAAGGATCTAAGCTTGGAGGGTAAGAACTCCGCTGAGATTGGGATTAAGATGGGGTATAGCTCCAGTAAGGTTAAGTATCAGTTGTTGAAAAATGCTAATTAATTAACATGGCTGCAATGCCCGGTATTGGTTAGCTGCTGTTATATGCTGTTTTTCTTTCGCAAATGTAAATTATCAATTAAATAAATAGAAACTATGATTTTATCTTTTGAATTATCAATGCCAAATTCAGGCAGTTGGAATGGACAATGGACTGGACAAGGTTCAAAATATTACAGACATAGAAATGTGTCAAAACAAGAAGCTGAAAAAATACTTCAAGGTGAAAAAAGAAACTCTTGGTATTATAATTTTGGCGATGGCTGGGGTGCAAGTGTTTCAGTTGAAAAGGTTTTGTCTCCAGAAAAAAACAAACGTGAAAGAATTTCAAAAGGGTTTTCAGGATACGAATGGATGATTGATGAAATTTTAAAATATGGTAGAATTTTAGAACGTCAAGAGCGTCAGGAAATGAGTAAACAAGAAAACATAAATGGCGTTCCTTTAGTGTCGGTTTAAAATGGCACATAACGGTGGCGGCTATGAAGCGTTGCCGATTAAAACGCACTAACTTTTAAATTAAGAACAAAATGAGTAAAGAAAACAAAACTTTGGATATAGCACAGAACGGCAATGATTTTATAGCCAATGTTAGCGTTTCGTTGCTTATTCGTTCATTGCGATTACTTGAAGAAATGATTGACAATCACGAAGCAGATGCAGTTACAATGTGTGAGGAACATTACAGAGAAGTGAAAAAATTAATTAAAGACATTCGTAAGTCGAAGCGGTTGCAATGACCGCTAACACCGATATATACGCAATGCTTATATATCCCTGCTGAAAAATAGAAATTAACTAAATTATAATGACTGAGACTCAAAAAAATGAATTGCTCGAAAAAATCGAAATATTGAAAGCTACCCTGGTGGGTGAAATGTTTGCCGACATGGAGGCAAAGGATCAGATCCATAATTTGCAAATGGAGCTGAAAGGAGTCAAGCCTGAGGGATCTGAGTTTGATTGTCTGGGATGTGGGAGTTGAATTAATGTTTTAACCCCATCGAAATCGATGGAATTAGAAAACAATATGAAAAATAAAACATGGACCGAACCAGACATCCAGACCGTAAGAGATAACTTTCTAATGTCGCTTGAAGAGCTTTCTGAGCTATTGGGAAGGAGTAAGACTTCAGTACTTAACATGAAATATAAGCTCAATAACCAGGGATTTAAGGATGACAAGAATTACGTTTGGGATTTAAAAACCAAATAAAATCACTATATTACAGGTGTATTAGAAGTAAATTTAGGAGGTCGTAGCCTTAGATTTAGTTCATAGGATTTAAAACCCCTAGCCCTCTTAGTCTACGACGCTTTGAGGGCTTTTTTATTTACAAAAATTATGGAAGGAAAGATGTCATTTTTGCTTTATTGTGATTTGATTCACAGTATTGAAGAGCTATCTGATGAACAGGCAGGAAAGCTTTTGAAGATAATTCTGGAATATGTCAACGATAAAAGTCCTGTGATTGAAGACCAGATTTTAAGGATTGCATTTACTCCTATAAAATTAAGTCTAAAAAGGGACTTGGAAACATGGAAAAAAACTTGTGAAAAAAATACAAAAAACGGCAATAAGGGCGGTAGACCACCAAAATCAAACCCAAAAGAACCCAAAGAACCCACTGGGTTAATTGGTAACCCACTCGAACCCAAAAAACCCGATAGTGATAATGATAGTGATAAGGATAATGAAAAGGATATTATTACTATTAATAATATTGAAATTATTGATTTTTCAAGATTAGGGGCAAAGACCTTTAGACAGATGTTAATTCAACTGTACAGCCTAGAAGACTTCCAATTTACTGCCGGACTCAATGAATGGTTAGTAATGAACACCGATACAGAGTTCACAAACGAGAAGCATCTTAAAAGAAGCCTAAACCTACATCTAAATAATAATTCAGCAGCGCTAAAGCAAATTAAAAAAGAACGTAACAAAGTATCTAAAATATTAAACAATAATTGGGGATGAAAAAACTAGACATTAAAAAGGTAAACAAGTCTTCAGGCGACATTTGGAAGCTGATTCAGATCTCAGTTCAAAGTAAAAATTGGGCTACGCTAACGCAGAATATTAACAGGATGCACGCTTTACAAGTCTATTATTCAGACCTTTTGACATTTCAGGAATGGGAGCTTAACATTTTAAAGCAGGAAGAAAGCTATTTAAACGGAAAATTGGCAGGGTTTGAAAAGCAAGAACTTATTGAGCTGATGAAAATTGGAGGCAACTATCAAATCTTTAAAGCGCGCGTAGATGAGCTATTCAAAGAAAGTTAAATCAGATTTTGATTTGGATTACTGCAAAAATTCTATCAAGACATTTGCGGGACAAAAGGAGTCAATGCTCGAAACCTTTAAAAAAGGTAAGGTTCCCGGCTCAAAAACTTACATGAGGGATATTGACAATATTGAATGTAATGGGTATAGGAATAAATTATGGTCGTGGAGACCAGGGGAGCTAAACCTTTGGACCGGCTACAACAACGAGGGTAAATCGCAGGCTTTGATTTTTCTTTGTGTGCTAAAAGCAATAAATGAGAACTGGAAATTTGCGTTCTTCAGTCCTGAAAACTATCCACCTGATGAATTTTTCGACGATATTATTCATACTATGCTGGGCAAAACAACTGACAAGAATCACAAATCCTTTGACATGACAGAGCGCGAATATTTAGATGCCTTTGAACGCATAAAAGGAAATTTCTTTTTTGTTTATCCTGAGGACAAAGAAGGCCGACCAGATTTTAGTATTGAGAATATCGAAAAAATATTTGAATATTTGATATTTGAGGAATCCGTTAAGGCTGTTGTAGTCGATCCTTATCTCAAGATAAGGCATGAAATGATGCCTGGTGAACAAGAGCACTTATATGCGTCCAGATTTATGATGGATCGAATCAATTTTACTCGAAAGCAGAATGTAAGCTATCATTTAGTAATGCATCAAACCACACCTAGAAAGAACTCAGATGGTAATTATCCACCTCCTAATTCTTATGCTATAAAGGGCGGCGGAACCTTCGCAGATTCTGCTGATAATTGTTTGAGCGTTTGGAGGCCATTTAGAGGGACTGATCCTAATTCAACACTAGTTACTATAAAATCAGACAAGATAAAGAAACAGAAGCTAGTAGGAATGCCCCATGAGATAGAGATTGACTTTGATCGGCAAAAAAATCGCTACGTTTCATTAAATGGCTATGATTACTTTTCAGGCAATTCAAAATTAATTGTGCCAGAGCATTATTCAGAAACAAAATTTAGGAGCAACGGACTGAGCGATTTTGGTTTTCCGGATGATCGAGACAATAAACCAAATCCATTCTAAAAACAACCATGCAGTTTAAACTAGATATAAAGCCAATCTCAGTAAATCAGTGCTGGAAAGGAAAGCGTTACAAGACAAATATTTATAAGTCTTTTGAAAAAAACATGATTTTTATTTTGCCTAAAAGCAAAGGGAAATTTTCCGAAATATTAAGGATCGAACTGTTTTTTGGGTTTAGTTCCGCGCTTGCAGACATTGACAATCCTGTAAAACCGATTTTGGATATTATGCAAAAAAAATACGAGTTCAATGATAATCAGATTTTTGAACTTAATATTAGAAAATGTATAGTTTCAAAAGGAAAGGAATTTATCTCAGTTTCAATCGATAATCTTGTTCCTTTTAAATAAATTTATTTCTATAATACTTGCAATTATTAAATAAAATAGTTAATATTACAAAAACAAAAGAGCGATATGAAAAACGATGAAATTAAGTACTACCAGTTTATTGGAAGTCAAGAAGATGCTGACTCCTATTTACTTAGAATGCCAATAAGAAATCAGATATACTCAGAAAATGAACCAATAGGATGCTATACAGTAGCCTATTGGGCGGGTATGACTGATCTTCAAATTGGCTCAGAATGGAAATTAGTGGACAAACCAAACAATAAATAAAAATGGCAGATTACGATAACAGATTATCAGGAGCGTTATTCAAGAACGACAAAGGCGACAATCCAAAACGTCCCGATTACAAGGGCAGCTACAGAGATGACGATGTTGATAAACTTCCGTTCTGATGAAGCAGATAAAACTAAAGTTTGGAGCGTACAAAGGAGTGGAGTTCTCAAAAGTTCCGCTTGACTATAAAATATCGTTTTGGAAGATCTTTGAAAGCAGGTACTATAAAAGGCAGTTGATAAAACAGAAGCGAGTTCATGATTTTATGAACTATCTTAGCAAAGATGAAAAGGTCAACCCTAAAGACAAACTATCTAAAACTACATACAGTAGATCAGGCAAAAGGTTTTGCTGAAACCGAAGATGAAGCTAGAAAAATGTTCGGTAAGATTATGAGTCAAGTTACAGTTTTTACAAGTGCTAAATTATTATACAACAACAAACTAATCGAGGAGCGAAATGGAAACTAAATATTATGAGTACGTCGGTACACAAGAGCAGGCAAATGGGTACGCAAATCGCATTCCTATCATTGGAAATATATATCCTGATAGTGAGAAAATGGGAGTCAAGGCAGTTATTTTTTGGGCATCTGGATCAGATTCAATTTCTAACGAATGGAAGCTAGTAGAAAAAGAACAATCAACTAATCAGCTGATTGAGCTACTAAACAAACAAGCTGCTAAGGATGGAATGACTTGTTCGGTTACTTTTGAGAAGAAACCTGATGTTGAGATTACAGATTTTTACCTGAGCAAAGCGTATAAAAATGGCCTTACAAGGGTTGTTTTTTATGTTAACCTCGAAAACTTACAGGTTCAAAACAAAGAGAATCAACTAATTGAAGCAATCAAAAGAGAACTTGAAAATGACTAGACTCAAAAAAATAGCAATAATGACTCTAATACTGGTAGCCATATTTTCCAGTTGCTCCAGTGTAAAAAGTTCATATCATGAATGCGAAATGAGGCATGAATACAGGAGGAAATGAGAGCGGTTATAGTTATCATTTTTCTTCTCTTGTCAGGTTGCGAGACTTACAAGCGGAATGTAATCAGGCAGCGCATCATGAGCGAAGAAGGTACTGTGATAGCGGTTAACAGGCAATACGGGTTCTATACTGTATTCTGTGAATGCGAGAACCAAAGGTACAAAAATCAGCCTTGTTTTGGAATAAGCGATCATAAGATTAGGGTGGGAATAAATTTAGGAGATACAGTAAGAATTAATAGTAAAGTTGATTAACACCTAATTAGCCCGAGATTAACATTTCGGGCCTTTTTTCGTTAAATTGCAGTGTAAACAAAAGCAGCATGAACTTAAAAATTGTAAAAATATCAGAGATTAAAACGAACCCAAACAATCCGAGATTGATTAAAGATGAGAAGTTTAAGAAATTAGTCAAGTCAATACAAGGGTTCCCTGAGATGCTAGAAATACGGCCTATCGTGGTCAATACTGACATGATCGTCCTAGGTGGTAACATGAGGCTAAAAGCTTGCAAAGAGGCGGGCTTGAAGGAGATACCGATCATCTTTGCCGATGATCTTACTGAGGAACAGCAGAGGGAATTTATCATTAAGGATAACGTTGGATTTGGCGAATGGGATTGGGAGCTGATTGCTAATGAATGGGATGCTGAGGAATTGGAAGACTGGGGTTTGGATATTCCTAATTTTGAAACTGATGAAGTTTTAGAAGCCGAAGAAGATGATTTTGATACGACACCGCCAGAAATACCGATAACAGTTTTAGGCGACCTTTACGAGATTGGAGAGCATCGTTTGTTATGTGGAGACAGCACTTGCAGCGATACCGTTGCTAAGTTAATGAATGGAGATAAAGCGGACTTAGGGCATAACGACCCCCCGTATGGAATGAAAAAGGAAAATGAGGGAGTTTTAAACGATAACTTAAATTATGCTGATTTATTAGATTTTAATAAACAATGGATTCCTTTACAATTCTCACACCTAAAAGAAAACGGAAGTTTTTATTGTTGGGGGATTGATGAGCCGTTAATGGATATTTATTCAGAAATATTAAAACCATTTATACAAGAACAAAAAGCAACCTTTAGGAATTTAATAACGTGGAATAAAGGACACGGTCAAGGTCAAAACTCAGACGTAACAAGAAGTTATGCAGTAGCAGACGAAAAGTGTTTATTTGTTATGTGTGGGGTGCAAGGGTTTAATAATAATGCAGATAATTATTTTGAAGGTTGGGAGCCCATAAGAGATTATTTGTTAGAGCAAAGATTAAAATGTGGGTGGGATATTCCAACAATGAAAAAAATAGCAGGACATTCAGATTTATATCGAGACCATTGGACTTGTAAAAGTCAATGGAATATGCCAACAAAAGAAGTTTATACATGTTTTCAAAATTGGGCTAAAGATAATAAGCCTGATGCCTTTAAAAAAGAATACGAAGAGTTAAAAAAAGAATACGAAGAGTTAAAAAAAGAATACTATTCTACAAGGGCATATTTTAATAACACGCATGATAATTTCAACAATGTTTGGAATATTGAAAGAACAGGAAACAAGGAAAGAGAAACAACAGGAAACCACGCAACACCAAAACCAATACAACTATGTGAAAGAGTAATTAAATCAAGTTGTCCAGATAATGGTTTAGTTTTAGACTTTTTCATCGGTTCAGGCTCAACAATGGTAGCATCACACCAATTAAAACGAAAATGTTACGGGATGGAGTTGGATCCAAAGTACGTTGATGTTTGTGTAAACAGGATGAGGAATTTAGACCCATCATTGGTAATTAAAAGAAATGGCATACAAATATAGCGAACTAGAAAAGCAAGCCTTGGAAGCAATTGATAAGCATAAGTTGTTTTTTATTGCTGATGTAGTGGCTTATTTGCCTTGTGTTTCTGCTACCTTTTACAGTTTAGAACTGGAAAAATCGGAAGCCATAAAAGAGGCTTTAATAAAAGTAAAAGCTGAAATTAAGGTTTCAATGCGTTCAAAGTGGTATAAATCAACGGCTCCAGCTTTGCAGCTAGCTCTTTACAAATTGATTGCTATGCCTGAAGAAATTAAGGCTTTGCAGATGAATTATACAGACCACACAACCAACGGTAAAGATATTACTTCACCTATCAAATGGGTAGATGGAACTGCTGAATAACTATAAACCTATATTTAATCAGTTCCCACTAACCAGGTATTTCCTTTTAACTGGATCCAGAGGTTCGGCAAAGTCTTTTCATGTATCAACAGCACTTCTTCACCTGACTTACGAGAAAGGGCATATTATTCTATTTACTAGATGGACCTTAGTTTCTGCTTACATCTCAATCATTCCAGAATTTATCCAAAAGATTGAAGAACTTAATAGGTTTGAAGATTTCGAGATAACGCAAACCGAGATTACAAACAGGGTAACAGGATCTAAGATTCTATTTAAAGGGATTAAGACAAGTCAGGGCACAGCAACGGCAAACCTAAAATCAATTGCAGGGGTTACTACCTTTGTATTAGATGAGGGCGAAGAGCTTACAGATGAGGACGTTTTTGATCGAATAGACTTGTCAATCAGAACTAAAGAGATGATAAATAGGGTTATAATCGTGATGAACCCGAGCTATAAAAGTCACTGGATTTATAAGCGGTTTCTAGCAAAGGGAAAGAAAAGTGATACTACCTATATTCATACAACGTATTTAGACAATGCTATTAATTTGTCTGCTTCTTTTTTAGATCAGGCGAAACGAGTTAAGCAAGAAAACCAGCTAAGATATAGGCATTTGTTTTTAGGTGAATGGCTGGAAGATGCTGAGGGTCTGCTTTGGAATCGAGCTATAATTGCAAAGGCTTTTATTGATGTGGCTCCAAAACTAAAAAGAATAGTAGTTGCAATTGACCCGGCTGTTACAGCAACAACGGAAAGCGATGAGACAGGGATTATAGTTTGCGGAAGAGATCAAAATGATAAGGCCTATATTCTTGAAGACTTGAGCGGAAAATATTCACCTAATGAATGGGCTATTATTGCAGTTAAGGCAGTTGAAAGGTGGAATGCTGATTGCATAGTAGCGGAAAAGAATCAAGGCGGTGACATGGTGGAAAGCGTTTTGAGGTCGCAGGGTGCAAAACATAGGGTTAAGTTAGTCACAGCAACTAAGGGGAAATTTGTAAGGGCTGAACCTATTTATTCGTTGTATGAGCAAAATAGAATTTTTCACGTTGGGAATCTATCTATATTGGAATCTCAAATGGTTACTTTTAACCCCGATAAAGGCAAATCTCCTGACCGGGTTGATGCTATGGTGTGGGGATTGACTGAATTAATGATTAACAACAAAAACCCGGTGGGATTAATTGATATGAGCTAATGCTAAAAACTTTAACTATTTACTTATCCCTACTAATTGCCATGTACTTATTAGGCAGTTTCATAGCTTGGAACCTAAACCCTATTCAATGGCTTTGGGTTGGCCGTTTAGTTTTTGTAATAATTTATGTATTTTTGGTTATTGCAATTGACCTAAAGAATAATAAATGATTTCTCTTATTCAAAAATACCTCCTTACAAGTCCAAGACCTACAGCGGATTTAGACGTTAACCTATTGAACAAAGCTATTTACGGACAATTTAACGTGAATAACTTAGTTGTGTGGATGGATAATAGGGTCGATACATTCATTAACGAAGGGTATCGGGGTAATGCCATGATCTATTCGATAGTCAAAAAGATTGGCGAAAAAGACTCAGAAGTGCCTTTGCAGGCATTCAAACAAAACGGAAAGGAAAAGCGATACAAAGCGATAAAATATAAGTCTGGAGAACTAGATCGCGCTCAGTCCAAATTTGAGCGGGTTAAGAACCTTGAAGCGGTTGAATCAGGTGACCTAACGGAGCTTCTAAAACACCCAAACCCAAGGCAAACGCAAATTGAGTTTTTGAAAGAAATATCAATGTGGTTCAGGCTAACAGGCGAAGTATTTATTTACGGGGTCAGAATTGGAGGTGGTTTGCGAGATGCTAACAAATTCAAAGAACTGTATTGTTTGCCAGTTAATAGATTGGACCTTATTCAGGGCGATATGTTCATGCCTTTCAAAGGCGTGAAATTTAATATTGGAGATCAGACGATTGAAATTCCAGCCTCTGAAATTAAGCACATGAAAATGATAAATCCGTATTGGGATTTGCAGGGAACACAGTTAAGGGGGCAAAGTCCACTACTTGCAGGGATTAAGTTTCTGAGCAAGAATAACGAGGCAGTTTCCAGCTTAAAAAGATCACTTGAGAATGAAGGTGCAAAAGGTTTTATATCTCCAGACGCGTCTCAAGATCCCGAAAAGTGGCTAACAGCTGATCAGCTACCTACCTTGAGGCAGCAACTACAAAAGTATTGGGATGGGAGCATGAATAAAAACCGTGTTGGTGCTTTGGGTATTCCTATGCAATACCAATCAATCGCACTTAGTCCAGTGGCTCTTGACATATTGAAAGGCATGGAATATGATGATGAGAAATTATGCAACCTATGGGGTATTAATCCAGCGCTTTTCCGCTCAGATTCAAAGTTTGACAACCTAAACGAAGCCAAAAAGCAGTTAGTTGTAGATGTTTCGTTACCATTTTTGAAGCAGCTAGAGCAGGCTTTAAGCGAGTTTCTTTTGCCAGCCTTTCCCGGTGAAGCGGACTATTTGGATTTTGACATCTCGGAATATTCTGAGCTTAATGCAGACTCAAAACTTATAATGGAAACGTTTTGGCGTGGTGGTTTGGCTACCTTGAACGAGGTCAGAACGATGCTTGGATTTGAAGAAATAGACGAGGACTATGCACGGGCCATTTACACAGAGGCGAATAAAATTACACTTCAAGAAGCTTTTGAAGGTGGCGCGGACTTTCAGGATTTGAACCTATAATGAATATAGCTCAGATCAGACGCGAGAACAAAAAAGCTAACAGGCAATACCAAAAGTTTGGCGAAGAATTATTTTTTAAAACCCTTATTTCGCAGGCTGATTTTTTCGATGAAAGGTTAATGACTTCGGCTTATGTGGAATACTATCAGAAAGTTTTTCCCGATGCGGCCCGAAGGGGTTATTTCCAGATCCGTGCGATGCAGAAAACTAAGGACTTTGAAATGAGCGA